GGGTTAACTGGCACGGGCTTGAAGCAGGCTGTGTATCAGTATGCGTTCCGTCGTGCTGCTGCTTCACCTATGGCGACAGATACGAAGATGGTGACTAACGTGTTGCAGGGTGCTGATGCTGATGCGTTGCGTCAGTCTGCCCGTGCGTACGGGTATGCGGTGTCGGATGCTGAAGTTCAGGCTGCTTTAACTGGTGGCATGTATAACGGTGTGGCTGTTTCTTCTGAGTCTATTTTGCAGAAAGCACAGAAAGCGGCGAAGGGTGCGTATGGGCATTTGTCGGATCAGATTGATGCCGGTTTGTCGTTGTCAGACATTTTTGAGAACTATAAGCGGTATGCGGCGAATGTGTTGGAGTTGGATGAGTCGCAAATAGATTTCACGAAAGACCCTAAGTGGCAGTCTGCTTTTGGTACGAAGGAGTCGGGTCAGATGGGTTTGGGCGATTGGGTTACGAAGTTGAAGTCGGATGAGTCGTTTGGTTGGCAGTTTACGAAGCAGGCTAATCAGCAGGCTACGGATATTGGTTTGACTTTGGCACGGGCGTTTGGGAAGGTTAAGTAATGTCGCAAATAGATTTTAGTGGTGTTGATTTTACTGGTCTTGGCAATCTCAATCTTGGTGATCTGCGCGACTCGCAGGGTCGTTACCCGATGGACCCAGGTTACGGAACTGAGGAAGCCGCTGCTTCTTCACCCGTGTTTGCGGGTGGGGCTTTGGATCGACCAACTGCTGGCGGTGAAGCCCCTGTTGTCACACCAACCGAAACAGCAGAAGAAAAAGCGACACGGTTAGCCAACGAACGTGAAGACGAACAGGCCGAAACAGCACGGCTCAATAGGCGCAAAGACGCAAGATCATCCATGAACGCCGTGTTATCAACCTACGGGTTGGGCGATCTATCCGAATATGTTTACAACGAAATCATTGTTAAAGAAACGGTAAACATTAACAACCCTGACGCAATCATTTTTGCGATCCGTGAACAACCTGCGTATCAGAAACGGTTTTCTGCCAACAAAGAACGAGTCAAGAACGGGTTTGATGAATTAGACCCTGCTTCATATATTGCTTTGGAAGACCAGTATCGAGCAACCCTTTCGGCTAACGGTATGCCTGTATCTTTCTATGATTCCAAAGACGACTTTGATGCGATGATTGGTGGATCGGTTTCACCAGCAGAACTACAAGGTCGCATCCAAGACGGATATCGTGCTGTGCAAGACGCTGATCCTGAAGTGAAACGCCAAATGCGTGAACTGTACGGGGTTGCCGAAGGTGATCTTGCCGCATACTTTATTGACCCAAACCGTATGAAACCTTTGCTTGTGGCAGCCGATTACAAACGTCAAGCCGAAGCAGCCAAGATCGCTGCTAGGGCTTCTGAGTCAGCAGGCATCCAACTCACAGGTGGCCTTGCAGAAGACCTGGCTCGTCGAGGTGTCACCGAAGGACAAGCCCAAGCAGGGTTTACCGAGATTGGCAAACTTGGCGAACTGACAACACAACTCAGTGGCGAAACAGCCCTCAGCCAAGAACAAATCATTGGTCAACAATTCGGTACAGACACCGCAGCCGCACAAGAGTTAGAGAAGCGTCGTCGTCGCCGTGTAGGTGAGTTCGCTGGTGGTGGATCGTTTGCTCGCACACAAGGTGAAACTTCTGGTGCAACAAGACTGTCGGTTGGCACAGCCGAATAGGGTACTTGACACACCGACAGTGGGTGTGTGTATACTGAGAGAGTTCAACAGAACACCCATCGGAAGTCCCCCGTCTTCGATGTGTTAAAAGGGGTGAGATTTGCAGCCATTCTGAACCCTCCGGTCAGAGTGTGGGCAGAAGGAGTGGGTCATGTCAGAGTCAGACTTCGAGTTTGAGGATGAAGCACAAGACCAAGCGACACGGAATCCAGTACGCGCCAGAATGCGTGAATTGGAAGATCGGAACAAGGCTCTAGAGGCGCAAGCCAAAGAAGCCGAAGCAGCCAAACGAGAATTAGCGTTTGTCAAAGCAGGAGTTGATCCTGATGCGGCAGGTGCCAAATGGTTCGTTAAAGGCTACGACGGTGAGTTCACAGCCGAAGCAATCCGTGCAGCAGCCGAAGAAGCAAATCTCATACCTTCACAAAAAAAGGAAGTGGCTGCTGAACAGCAGGCATGGAATCGGGTGGCTCAGGCCAGTCGTGCAGGCGAGACTAGCGATGCACCGGTTGACTATTCGCAACGTATTAATGCTGCAAAATCTTCGGATGAAGTGATGGCTTTACTGGCTCAGGCAAGAGCAGAAGCAGAAAAATACTAATCACTCTCCAGTAGGCGCACTACCTTCTGGGGCTACCCCAAAGGAAGCATAGTGGCAATTACACAAGCAAGTTCACTCAGTGTTGATCAGGCGGCGTATGATCGGTTGGCGTATTTCGCGCTCCGTTCAGAACTGTTGTTTGACCAAGCAGCAGATGTGCAAGCAACCAATCAGGCGATGCCTGGTTCTTCGGTTATCTTCACCATTTTCTCGGAAATGGCTGCGGCAACATCACCAATCAGCGAAACAACTGACCTCACCCCAGTAACAATGGCAGACAGCCAAGTGACTGTAACCCTTGCCGAATATGGCAACACGGTTAACACCACTGCGAAACTTCGTGGAACCTCGTTCCTTGATGTTGATGCTGTTGCAGCAAACTTGATTGGTTACAACGCTGGTAACAGCATTGATCAAGTTGTGTCAGCAGTTTTGGCTGGTGGAACAAACGTTGTTTACGGTGGTGGCGGTTCGTCAACCCCAACAAGCACTGTGACCATTCAGGCTGAAGACATCATCGAAGCAAACGATGTCCGTCAAGTTACAGCAGCACTTCGTGGAGCAAACGTAGCAACTTTCAACGGTTACTACATGGGCTACATTCACCCAGACGTTTCGTACGATCTCCGCAAAGAGACCGGCAACGCATCTTGGAATGCACCTCACGTGGCTGTGGACACAGCGAACATCTACAATGGCGAAATCGGCACTTTTGAGTCGGTTCGTTTCATTGAGACACCTCGCGCACCATTGGCTGCCAACGCATCAAACGGTACCAGCACAACTGGAACGATTGACGTGTACGGCACGTTGATCATGGGTCGTCAGGCTTTGGCTAAGGCGTACTCACAGGTTGATGGCAACGGCGTTGTCCCAAAGGTCGTTCGCGGTCCTGTGGTTGACTCGCTCATGCGTTTCAATCCGATTGGTTGGTACTGGCTTGGTGGCTACGGTCGTTTCCGTGAAGCCTCCTTGCGTCGTATTGATTCGTCGTCAAGCATTGGTTCAAACGCTTCCTAATTAGGTTGCGTTAGTCCCTCACATTGTGGGGTGGCCCAGGTTCCCCTCGACCTTGCGGCCACCCCATTTGTGTTTGGTGTATGATGTTTTTGTCGAAAGGTTCACATGTCTATTTCTAATTATGCCGAGTTGAAAATTTTGGATCATACAACTGGTAGAGCAGCGTGGACTATTCCTACGAACGTGTATGTAAAGTTGCATACAGGCGATCCTGGTGAGGCTGCTACTTCTAATGCGGCTTCAGAAACAACTCGTAAGGTTGCTGCTTGGGCTGTGGCTGCTTCTGGTGCGATTGCTACTTCAGCAACTTTGGAATGGACTAACGTTTCTACTACAGAAACATATTCGCATTGGTCGTTGTGGGATGACGTAACAGCAGGTAATGCTTTGTGGACTGGTGCTTTGTCTACGTCTGCGGCTGTTACTGCTGGCGACACTTTCCAGATCACTACCCTTACCCTGTCTCTCGATTAAGTAGCGGGGCCGTATGGCTGTCCCACTTGATTTCAGTAGCCCGTTCACGGGCGGAACAGCGTTTTATCTTGGTGTAACCACACTGGCTCGTACCGCTACAGGTAGTGGCACAGGCACCCAAACAGCCATCAGGTTGATTGCATCGCCTCGCACTGCTACGGGCAGTGGCACAGGTTCAAGCAGCGTTGTTCAAATAAAGGTTGTGGTCAGGGTTGGTGCCGATTCTGCTGGTACGGGTTCTTCTGCTGTGTCACAAGTCTTACAAAAAATTGTTTTTGCAAGCGGTGCAGGTACGGGTTCTTCTAGTACGGTATCTCTTTGTGTTAGGTCTAAAACTGCTACGGGATCAGGAACGGGAGACTCGTCAGCGATACCAGTCGTCACGGCTATTCGTACTGCGTCGGGTGCGGGAACGGGAACATCGGTTGCGCTCGGTGGGGTCCTATATTTCCGTGATGCCACAGGTTCGGGATTAGGTACACAATCAGCCAGTTGGGTGAAGTCACATATTTTCCGTGTGCCATTTACAATCTCTTATTCGCAAGGAACGATCCGTGGTGAAGGCACAGCGAACCGTTTGCAGTCCTACAACCGGAGTGGTGTTCGAGCGTTAAACTTGTATCACCTCACAGATGACAGTTACACCACTGTTGAACAACGAGACATGGGGCAAGTATTGAAACTGTGGCATGGTGGTCACGACCACTTTTTAACTGATGCCGAAGTAACCGAATTGACCGCAGCAGGCTTTGGGGCTAGTATCACCTGATGGCAATTTTTCGTACACCAAGCGACAACTTTGTGACCCCACGGTTAGCAGAGTTCAACATTAAAGGTGATCGCCTATCCCAAGAACAACGCCTTGCCAACAGGCTTGCCGTACATTACGCGGCCACCCCTAGAGGCCGTAACGTGTTTCAGTTAACTAATCTGTCTTACACAGAGAACCAACCGTCAGACATGTCTACGGTCATCAAAACCTATCTTGGTGGACATGACATTGAGGTGGATGCTACTGAGGTAGCATCGTTAACAGCAGCAGGATACGGAGCATACATAACGTGATCAAACATCGAGAGACACATCCAGACTTGGATGTTGAGGGTTGTTTCGGATGCAAAGTGTCAGCAGTCGGATTCAGCGCAGAACTTATGCCTACCCGTACTGGTTCTTCACGGTCGGCTGTGATCGCACAGAAAGATCGTGTGCTAGACAAGGACTTGGCAGCATACAAGCGTTTACGTGACGATGGTTTGCAACCAAAAAACATTGATGGTTCGGCAACTGTGGAAGCGAGAGCAAACGAAAAATGGCAAGTCGAAACAGGGATACTTCCAGACTTCTAAATCTTGTTGGTGTCAACATCGAAAATATCGGTTACGGCAAAATGGTTGCAGGGTTGCGTGGTGCGTTATCGGAAAAGGTAACACTTGCTGATGATGCCGAACATACGGTTTTTGCGTTACGGCCAAACATGATTAAAGGTTGGAAGCAGGATCAGGTACCGCATTTGTTGACTATGTGGGAAACAAACTGGTTGCCACCAGCGTTCTCTGAGTATCTGCAACCTTTTAGCAAAGTGATTGTTCCTTCGCTACACAACTGGGAACTGTTCTCCCAATTCCATGATGATGTTCACATGATCCCGTTGGGTGTTGATCGTACGGTTTGGTGTCCATCTGAGGACAAACCTGATGGCAAGTTCCGGCTCATGTGTGGCGGTTCAGAGTGGTATCGCAAAGGCTTGGATGTGGTGCTAGAAGTGTTTAACAAGTTGCAGTTACCTGACACTGAACTGCATATCAAGATTGTTCCACCTCACCTGTCTGCACCAAAGAACTTGGATTACCCGAATGTGGTGATTCATCGTGAATGGTTGACTGTTGAACAGGAACGTGACTTGGTGCGATCTATGGATGGGTTCGTGTCGGTATCCCGTGGTGAAGGGTTTGGTCTCATGCCGTTGCAGGCTGTATCAGCAGGTATCCCTACGATCCTGTCTAACGCTCATGGGCATCGAGAGTTCGCTGATCTTGCCACCCATCGCATACCAACAACGAGCGTTCCCACAAACGAAGGTGAATGGCAGAACATGGGTGACTGGGATGAACCTGACCGTGAAGCGTTGGCTGAAGCCATCAAAGACTTGTACAACAAGCGTGACAAGTACCGTCGTCAGGCAACCCTGACAGCCCCACAAACAGCATCATTCAACTGGGACACAGCCGCAGATCAGTTGTTGCAGATCGTGCAACCAACCACCAACAGGTCTACTGGCGCGTGGAAACCGTTTGAACCAACATGCGAAATCGAGGTGACTAAACGGGTGCAGGCTGACATTGGTAAGCATCGGGTGGAACTGTTACCTGGTGTGAAACATCGTGTAGTGTTGAATGTACGTGACGTTCTATTGAAGGCAGGATTACTCAAATGATGAAACCTAAAGCAGTATGGGATACACCAAACCCTAAGAAGAAATCTAAGAAACTGTCCCCAAAGAAGAAGGCTGCTGCGAAGGCTTCGGCTAAAGCGGCTGGTCGCCCGTACCCCAATCTGATTGACAACATGAAAGCCGCTAAGAAGCGTGGCTAAAACTGCCGCTTGGCAACGCAAAGAAGGCAAGAACCCTGCTGGCGGTTTGAACGCTAAAGGTCGTGCATCTGCCAAAGCACAAGGTATGAATCTGAAACCACCTGTGTCAGCGAAGCAAGCAGCGAAGTCACCTAAAGCGGCTGCTCGACGTAAATCGTTTTGTGCGCGTATGGGTGGGATGCCAGGTCCGTTGAAAGATAGCAAGGGTCGCCCAACTCGGAAGGCTTTGGCGTTACGCAAATGGGATTGTTGATGTGTGGTAATCTGTTTTTCTAATCCCTGAAAGGAACGATTATGCCCAAAGTAGGAAAAATGGAGTTCCCTTACACTGCCAAAGGTAAGGCTGACGCAAAGAAAATGGCCAAGAAGACCGGCATGAAGATGAAGGCAAAGGCTAAGAAAAAGAAGTAAATGTCTACCGCTGGTGCGCTCATTAACAGGGTGTCACGGCAACTGTTATCTGGAACGATTGAGGAACGGAACAAGTTAGCAACAACCGTTACATCGGCAGATACTTCTATTGTCATGTCTTACGACTTGGCTGGTTTGCGCGCTGGATCGGTGTTTGAGATTGATTCGGAACTCATGTATATCTGGGTTGCTGAGTCAGGTTCTAAGACTTTGACTGTTGAGCGAGGCTATCTAGGTACTACAGCAGCCGCGCACACGGCTGGCGCACTTGCCATTTTGAATCCACGTTTCCCACAGCAACAACTGTTGGATTCGTTTAACCAGGAACTAGATGATTTGTCTAGCCCATCTAACGGTTTGTTTCGGGTGATAAACGCTGACCTAAGTTACAACGGTTCTGACCGTCAACTAAATATCACGTCTGCTTCTACGGTGATTGATTTGATTGATGTGCGGTTGAAGTATTTGGCTTCCGATTATCCGGTGTTGCGTGGGGTGAGGTTGTCACGGGATTTGCCTACAGCAGATTTTGCGTCAGGGTTTGCTTTGACGTTTGATGAGTTGTCTATGGCAGGTACTTTGCGTGTTCGATATAAGGCACCGTTTGTGCGTGCTTCTTCTACTTCTTCAGATATTCAGTCGGTTTGTTTTTTGCCTTTGACTATGGAAGACATTATCGAGATGGGTGTGATGGCTCGCATGTTGTCTGTGCGTGAAGTAAAACGTAACTTTATTGAATCACAAGGTGATACTCGTAGATCGGATGAGGTTCCTGCTGGTTCTATTTCTAATTCGGTTACAAACATTTTGAGGTTGCGTCGTGATCGCATTATTGCTGAGGCTTCTAAACTGGCTCGACAATATCCGTTAACCATTAGGGTTTAACGTGGCGTACGTTTTAGATTTTAGTAGCCCGTTTCTTGGTGGTGCATCGTTTTATACGGGTACAGGTACAACACAACTTGTTCCGTATATTTTCCCTGTGGCTGTTAACGGTCGACCATATTTGATTGACATTAAATCTAATGATTTCACGCGGCAGTTTGATGCGCGTGTTCGTGATTCGGTTGACCAGTCGGCTGAACCTGGTGAGGCTGCTATCAACCCGCAAGGTTTGTGGAGGCGTTCACAGTCGTCTTGGCATTATGGTGCGGGTCAGGATTATTCGGATACTGCTGATGCTGAGGTGTACCGGTTTCGTTCTAACAAGGGTGTGAATGTTTGGGATCGTGGCAAGTTGTCGTTGTTGAAAGACACCACACAAATCCTGTCTGATGCTGCTGCAACACTAAAATCTATTGTTGCTGGCACACGCCTGTATGTGGGTTCTGGCGGCAACGTGACGTTCTATACGAGCCTTACTGCTAGCCCTACATCGTGTACTTCTGAACCTGCTGGCAACGTTAGTTCGATGACAAGCGACGGTTACAACGTATGGGTTGGTTTTGCATCTCACGGTATTCATGTAACCAACACCTCTACGGGTGCGTTCAGTTCATACATTACAGGCACAGACACGTTCACCAAAATCAAATACACTAAAGGCCGTTTGATGGCTGCTGCTGGTGCCACGATCTACAACTTTATTAGTTCGGGCGGTCCAGGCGCAGGGTTGTTTACTCATGGCAACAGCAGTTGGACATGGGTGGGGTTTGCTGGTGGACAAAACCATATTTATGCGGCAGGGTACGCGGGTCAAACATCGTTGATTTACAAGACCACCATCAAAACTGACGGTACTGCTTTGGATGCACCGACTGTGGCAGCCGAACTACCTGAAGGCGAAATCGTCACAGCAATAGATTCGTATTTGGGTTATGTGCTAATCGGTACAACCACAGGGTTCAGGTTTGCGTCATCAGATGACAACGGCAACCTTGTTGTAGGACCATTGATCGAGGTTGGACAGGTGGATGCGTTTGCTTCACAAGGTCGGTTTGTTTGGTTCTCATACAAGAACCTTGATGCGACATCTACAGGCTTGGGGCGTATGGACATCAGTTCACAGGTTGCCACCAACCAGCCTGCTTGGGCAGCAGATTTGATGGTCACAGGTCAGGGTGCTGTGCCTTCTATCAGTTTGTATGGTACGCGCCCTGTATTTACGGTTACGGGACTTGGTGTTTATTGTGAGCATGCCACCGATCTTGTTGCGTCAGGGACATTGGATTCAGGTATTTATCGTTGGGGTGTACCGGACAGCAAGTTTGTTCCTAAATGGGATTTGCGTACCGAGCAGTTGAATGGCACGGTTGCTTTGTCTGTGGCTTCTGATGGTGGGTCGTTTGAAACGGTTGGCACACAGTCAAGTGCTAACAGTTTGGAATCTACGTTTGATGGGTTTGAGACACGCATTTTTGAGGCTGAGATTCGGCTTACGATGACCCGTGCGGCTACTGCCACGGTTGGTCCTGTGTTGACACGCTGGATGGGTCGGGCGTATGCGGCACCGTTGCGTTCACAAATCTTTAGTGTTCCTTTGTTGTTGCACCACAAAATAAATATAAAAGGTCGAGAATACTTTTTTGATGTGGATGATGAACTGTTCCGTTTGCGGGCGTTGGTGGAAACCCCGTCGGTGATCACCTATCAGGAGAACACAGATACTTATTCGGTGATTGTTGAGGATGTACGCTGGCAGCCTGTGGACTCAGCCCATTCTCATAACGAGTGGGATTGGGATGGCACATGTACGATAATTATGCGTAGTGTAAGATAAAGGACAACTATGGCTGCTGTAACTAGACGACAATACAAGGGTGCTGCGGCACCTTGCACAACGACTAACGCATTGACTGCTGGCGACACATCGGTAACTTTGTCTGCGACTACAGGCTGGCCTTCTACTGCTGCTGTCCCGTTTTATGTGGTGATTGATCCTGGTACTTCGTCTGAGGAGAAGTGTTCGGCAACTATTTCGGGTTCTACTTTGACGTTGACTCGCGGGCAGGATGATACGACTGCTGTTTCGCATAGTTCTGGTGCGACGATCTATCCGGTGTTTTCGGCTGATGATGCTGATGAAGCAAACAATATGGCTGCGACGATGACAACTAAGGGTGACCTGTTGGTTACTACTGGGTCGGCGTTTAATCGTTTGGCTGTTGGAACCAACGGCTATGTTCTCACCGCTGATTCGACTGCTACGAACGGTGTAGCATGGGCGGTGGCGGCTTCACCAGTTACTTTTGATGATGACCAAAACATTATGGCAATCCAAGTCTTTAGTTAAGGAGCAATCATGGCAACATTTAGCAAACAACTTCTATCAGGTAGTACATCAGGTAAGGGTGTACTTGTTGCTGCCACAGCGACTGCTGGTACAACCATTCATACTGCTCACGCCACAGCAACAGATGAAATTTGGTTGTATGCGGTTAACAGTTCTACTTCATCAGTTAAGTTGACAATTGAGTGGGGTGAGGCTACTGCTCCTAATGGCAATATTGAGGTGACTGTTCTTCCTGAAGCGGGTTTGGTTACTGTTATTCCAGGTTTGTTGTTGACTGGCTCGCTGGTTGTTAAGGCGTTTGCTGGTACGACTAACGTTATTGTTTTGCACGGCTTCGTTAACAGAATCGCGTAATTGTGGCTAGTCGTGGAACGATGGGCTATGTAAGTGGTTCGGCTGTTCAGTCTGTTTACGCAGAGGTTTACGGTGCTGCAACAGGTGGCACGGGTGTTGTTGCTGGTCCGACTGGATATAACTACACATCGTTTACTTCGTCAGGTACTTTGACGGTCACTAAAGCAGGTCTGTTTGAAATACTGGCTTTTGGTGCTGGCGGTGGTGGTGGCGGTAACCTTAGTGGCTCAAACAGAGGTGGTGGCGGTGGCGGTGGCGGTTGCAAAGTTCAAGCAATTATTTATTTGTCAGCAAACCAAACGATAACGGTTGGTGGTGCTGGTGCTGGTGCTGTTACCGAAGCAAGGTCTGGTGTGGCAGGTTCACCATCATATGTTGGAACTATTGTAAGTATTCTTGGTGGTGGTGGTGGTCGTGGTCGTGAACAAACTGCCTCACAACAAGCATCGGCATCTGCAAGTGGTGGTTCGGGTGGCGGTGCTGCTGGTGACTCAGGTGGTTATTTGGCAGTACCACCAATTTTGACTACAGACTTTGGTGGCTACACAGGTGGTGCAGGTGTCAATCTAGGTGGTGGTGGTGGTGGTGCTGGAAATACGGCTGTTGGTGCAGACGCAGTTAGTAATACTGGTGGTGCTGGTGGTGCTGGTTACGATGTCAGCGCATTTATCGGCGGTAGCACACTTAATAAGGCTGGTGGCGGTGGAGGTGGTGGAACAACGGCAGGCGGTGCTGGTGGTTCATCGGTTGGTGGCGCAGGTGGTACAAACACTGCTGGTACGGCTGCCCTAGCAAACACTGCTGGTGGTGGAGGCGGTGCTGCACAATCCGCAGCACCACAATCAGGCGGTAACGGTGGTTCAGGTATTGTTTACATAAGGTTTAAGGTCTAAACATGGCACATTTTGCAAAAGTCAAAAACGGAATTGTTCAGCAAGTTATTGTTGTTGCTAATTCTGATTGTGGCAACAAAGAGTTTCCTGAATCGGAATCAGTTGGTCAAGCGTTTATTGCATCACTAGGTTTGGATGGCGATTGGAAACAAACTTCGTACAATGCAAATTTCCGTAGTGCATATGCTGGTATCGGCTACACATGGGATGGCACAGATTTTGTTGCCCCGATTGTTGAGGAGCAGTAATGGCTGATAGACGGCAACTTGGTTATGTGAGCGCATACACAACGGTTACTGCTTACGCAGAGGTGTATGGTGCTGCTACAGGTGGCACATCATCAAGCATCACTGTTGGTGGAGTCAGTTATACGCTTCTTGCTTTTACAAGTGACAGCACACTTACGGTCACTAGAGCAGGTTTGTTTGATGTGTTGATGGTTGGCGGTGGTGGTTCTGGAGGAATGTCATCATCTTCTACCTATCCATCAGGTGGAGGTGGTGGCGGTCAAGTTTTGGAAACGACAATTTATGTGTCGGCTAATCAAGCAGTAACCATTGGTGCAGGTGGAACGGCTGCCTACGGCTCAAATAATCAAGTGTCACTTTGTGGTTTTGGAACAACATTAGGTTCTGTAGCCGTTGCTGCTGGTGGCGGTGGCGGAGGTGGCGGAGATTTTGTGTTTGCATCTAGTGGCAGAGCAGGTGGAAACGGTGGGGGTGGAAACGGTTCTGCTGTTTCAGGTTCGTCAAATCTTGCTGGAGTATCAAACACTCGTGGTAATTCTGGTGGTGCTGGTGTAGGTAGCAACTCTCAGGGTGCAGGTGGCGGTGGCGGATACGGTGCCGTAGGAGCAAATGGGTCATCAACAAATGGTGGTGCAGGCGGTGCAGGGCTTCAACTCTCTACTTTTACAGGCTCAACCGTAACAACATATGTTGCTGCTGGGGGTGGCGGTGCTGGCACAGGAACTGGTGGTGCTGCTGGTTCTACTGGTGCAGGTGCAGGTGGCTCATCGGCTGCTGGCGGAAATGCAACAGCAAATACAGGTTCGGGTGGTGGTGGCTCATCTGGAACAACAGCAGCAGGTGGCTCAGGCGGCTCAGGTATTGTTTATGTCAGGTTCAAAGTATGAGCGCACAATATTTCGCACAAGTTACTGATGGTGTTGTCACGAATGTTGCTGTTGTTACGGCAGAGTTTATGGCTGCAAATCCTGAGCGTTATCAAGGTGAATGGATAGAAACTTTTATCGGTGTTGAAGGCAAAACTTATGCAGGTATCGGTTACACATGGGATGGCACAGATTTTGTTGCCCCACCAACACCCGAACTTCCTATTGAGGAATAAGTGCGTGGGTCACGCTGGCTGATATTTGCGCCTGTAGCAATACTCGCACTGTTCGCACCACAAGCGAACGCTGAACCAGTAGCAGGACTCAACACCACCTACTACGTCATCGACGAGATACCACCAACACGGTCAGACAACATCTATACCGAATGCGGTAGTGAAGTGGAAAACAACATCAACCGTTCCTACGACGGTGAACCATACCTAGACTGCACAAACGACTTGTTCATGGTTCACATGACAGGCTTCATCGAAATACCCGAACATGACACCATTGAGTTTTGGTTGGCATCAGATGATGGTGGCATTATTGACATCGGCGGTAACGAGTTGGGCAACTGGGGCGACCAGGGCTGCTCTGCCTACGAGTCTGGACAGATAGACATTAGTGCAGGCAGCCA